TTTTTCTTTTTGTTGGATAAAAACCAAGTCATCACTTTCAAAAAGTATTTCAACTTTAATTTCAGTTTTAGCTGCAATTCTTTTCCAAATTGTATTTCTTTCTCTAAAATTATAAGCTCTATAAAACTCACTTTTTAATGTAAGAAATACATTTTGCCTAGTTTTAGTACCAACTCCAATGTAAAAAACTTCATTAGTATCAAGTCTTATATGTCTATATAAATAATGCATATCTGTTGAATTATACAACAAATATACATCATTTATTTTAAATAACCAAGAATTCTTGCTTTTTCTGGATTTTCATGGATCCAAGAGTGGCATGCACGGCAGACAGCTAACCATGTAGATTGTACCAAATAGTAAGTGTCTCTATCAGACCCTGAAAATTTATGGTGAACATCAGTGGCACCATGACCACATCCGTTCACCTTCACCATACATAAAGGGTTATCTGTTAGAAATCTTTCTCTGAGTTTACTGTACTCTGCATCTTTTTTCTTCCTTTTAGAAGAAACCTGGGGGATTTTATAATCAGTTGGTTTCTGTATATTATCTTTATTCTTGGGATTTTGGCAACTCCAACAATATTTACAATACTTGAATCCCCCATGGTTCTTCCATATAACGGTTTCTTTTCCACAACCGTCACATTCTTTAAGTTTCATAGTAGTTCTTCTGGAAACTCACCTTTAGTCTTAGTTACTGCAGGAGTCTCTCCACTTCTAAATAAAGCTTTAAAACCATCTCGGAAACCTCTTGCTATGTAACAGCTCTGAATAATTACACCCTTTGGAATAACAATATACCCAATAAGATCAGTATGATACCTATCTTCATTGTCTATAAAACTCATAGATGAAGCATAGTAATCATCTTTGTTTACATAAATAAGCCAATGAGTCTTTGTTTTCCAAATAACTCTTGCTTGAACTTCATCTATAGATGCATTAAACCCAGGTCTATCTCCACCTCTTCTGTCATAAAATGTTCTCATTGTTTTAGTTTTTAGTAGTTTTTAATCTTGGTAACGTTACTGGTGCTTCCTGTAAACTTAAAAAGTTTTTAGGAAGAATACCTTCTTCTATAAAGATAGTGATAATCTTATCTTTACCAATGTTTAAATCTTTAAAAGTTAAAGTGTTTTTAAACTTATCATCTGTCTCTGTCATACTAAGTAATGCATCTGTAATTGCACTCTTTGGAAATAATGTCTTGAAGATAAAGTTTGTATATTCTATAGTAGCTCTTTGTTTAGCAACATTCAAAACAACCTGAGCTCTTTTGTACACATTAAGTATACGTTGTTTCTTTTTACTACACATGGTAGCAAGTTCTTGCTCTGTAAGTGCATTTAAACCATACAAAGCTCTCTTGTATAGGTAATTCTGATATACAGAATACCTATCTTGTTCATATTGCATATATGTGTTTCCACCTTGCAATTGATAATTTCTAACGTCCTGTTTTAACTTTTCCATTTTATACATAATCATCAAATTTAAAATCATAAAAAAAGAGGGGATTTCTCCCCTCCCTTAACCAAACTAATATTTATACTATCCTTCAATAGTGAAGTCTTCATCAGAAGAAGTAAGAACAGTAGCTTTAGAAGCTGCATATGCTGCACGTAATTGTTCAATATTATCATGCTCAATAGTAGCATCTACTGCTGCTTCATTAAAAGTGAATTTAGTTCTACGATAGATAGGAAGCCCACCTAAAGTACAAACTATACCTGTCTCACCTGCAATCTTAAGATCGCGCTCAGGATTTTTCTTGTTAAATGGAGTCAAAGACTCTTCAATAACAATTTTACCATCTAATGCTTGACCACCATAAAGATTCATTGCTGTTAAATCTTCAATAAGTGCTGGCATTAATGCTGTAATAGTTTTTCTACGTGCAAAACCATTATCATCAATCATTGTTCTGGTTTGTTGTACTCGTACATAACCATACTCAGAATTGTTATCTGATACATTAATTACTGCACCTGTTTCATCTGCTGTTACAAAAACTTTAGAGTTCATCTTTTTTAATTTTAAAAAGTTAATAAATAAATAGATTTTTGAGTAGATTTTACTATATCCTTAGTTACTCAAGCTAAGTGATAAGTAGTTAGTATTGCATATCGCGATTAGCAATACTAGTTGTCCAAAGAATCAGATAAATCAATGATATCATCAAATGGTAAATCATCTGATGGCATATCATTTAAGTCATAATCTTCCATAGGAAGAAATTCTGTATCAATGTATTTTTCTCTGGTGTTGGTTTCAACTGCAGAGCCGGTAAAAGGGTCCCTAATATGTTCACCGTAGTCTATAGACATGAGGTATTGCAGGTCTTCTTCTGTAAGACTCAAGTATTCCTCTATTGTGAGGTGAACTACTTTCCCATTAGGGAGCTGATATAACATTACCTGCATAAATATGCAAGTAAATATATAGTATTTATAGTAATCTAAGTACTTAAACTAATAATATTTAGCAATATATAGCTAAACAATGAAAAAGGGGATATTTCTACCCCCTTATCATTTATCAGGAAAAGCATATTCTCAGAATACACTGTCTTAAAGATTAATCATTGTTTTTTCTATAATCTAATATTTTGTTGTAAAGACCATCATTAAAATGAGTAAACCATTTCTTATCAGCTACTCTATTCTTAAATGCAGCTATACTACCATCTGCACGTTGAATAGTATATTTAATACCTGTTTTAACTATTTGGTTATTTTCATCTTTAACGGTAATCTTAAAATCAAATCCCATTACAGACTTTATAAGTTTTTCATCTCTCATATACATAAGTTTAGTTAATATTAGTGATTCCATCTGGAGTCGAACCAGAAACCTACACATTAGAAGTGTGTTGCTCTATCCAATTGAGCTATGGAACCAAATAAAGTAGACTATTACACCTTTTATCTACTTATTGCGATCATGGATGCACGCATTAGGGGAGGTTATGCAAATTTATGTTGCAAAATTCTATTTACAAGTTGAATATGATACACTACATCTTGTGTAGTAATACTACCTGTTTCATTTTGTAACTCTTGTAAAGATTCTTCAACACGTCCCATTAAACTTGATAACTCTGTAAGTATATCATTTTGAGGGATGGATTTTTCAATATTATTGGATTTCAAATGCTTTCTCCAATTATACTTAGGTTTTTCTACTATTACCTCTACAGAAACATTTTTTCTTCTTGTGTAACTTCTTTTTGGTTTTTCAACCTTTTCTGTTTTTCTAGCCATTTTTTTTTAAGCTTTAGTTAATAAATATATTTAAATTATTTCTCATAGAATAATCCATACAAGTAAACTAGCAAGGAGCACAATAAAGGCATATGTTGCTATTTTGTACGGAAGTATTCTATTTTGAAATTCCAATTGGCTTGTCAAACTTTCAATTTTATAATCTATGTCTGACATTGTATATGCTGCTATTTCAGCACTTTTACCAAAATAATTTTGTTTACTCAAGTGATTTCTTTCTTGACGTAGTTGTTTTATTCTATTTTTTAATTCTTTTCTAGTCATATCAAAAAGGTAAATCATTCAAATTAATTAATAGATTCTGAGCATTAAGTGCTCTATCTAATATTTCTGCTTTTTTGTTTGCCAGTTTTTCCATTTTAGCATTGATTTTATAAATCTCAAGTTTATTAAACCAGTCTTTAAAATTTTCATTTCCCATACCATTCCATGGAACTACTGCTTCTATTCTACATAGCATAGAGCCATATCTTCCTACATGAAAAACAGAAAAACCAAATAGATTTCTAATTTCATCTGCATCTGCAAGTGTAAGATTCATGTTAAGTTTAATGATTGTATGGCTACCTACATAGTGATAACCAAAGGGGATTGTTTTATTCATAAGTTTATTTTTTAAGTTGTAAGTAATCAGATAAGTAAATAGTCATCAAGTGACAAGAATATATAGCTAAAATCAAATACAAAAACAAATTCAAAGACCTTCTCTTCACACAAAGGCAAATACAAATACTAAGTCTCAATGTTAGCCAATTGCATATATTATGCCTATAACCTGTCTAACGTGGGAGTTCTATCTCAGTTTTTATAAAGTTTGAAGAGAAGCAGTAAAATTAGTCGTATTAATTTTATTAATTATTTTGTGATAATCAATCACAAATAAAAAAATTCTTGTCACTTAACATAAAGAGCAAGAGAATCAGCTTGTGCCTATCTCTTGCTCACCTATATGTAAGTTCCTATTTCTCAGGAGCAACAAACAAGTTTATTACATCTTGAAATCTAGGATCAACATTGATTCTCAATGCTGCAGCAGCTTTAATATCCAACTCTCGTTGACTATTAAACTCCATAGTAAGTCTAAGCACTTCACCATGATATGCATCCATAGCTAACTGATACTCATCATTGAGTTTCTTCTCAATGATTAAGAACTCAGCAGCTTTATCTGCATTCAATTTCTGAATACGTGCATTCTCATCACTAGTTAAGTTCTTAACCTTAGCTTTGAAATAATTAACACGTTGCTCATACTTTCTATGTTGTTCAGCAATATTCTCATGTAGTACCATTAATGGGCTTGACATGTGATGCTTGGTAACTTTGACCGGAGTCTTTTTACCATTCTCAATTTCAAACCACTCAATACTAGCAATATGAGGTAGTTGCTTTCTCAACTCAGATAACTTACCATTTCTATGGATAAATTGACCTAAGTGAGAAGCCATTGCTTCAGCTTGTAAGTATTCAGAATACTCACTATCACTTAGTTGTGTCCAACCCCATGATTCTGTTACACCTGGTAACTCATCAAAGTCAGGAGCATAAACCCTTTCAGGTTTAACTAAGTTAGATAAATCAGGAGTAGCTCTCCTTAAATCATCCATGTAAGCTTCTTTACCCTTGATAGCTTCCATAAGGAAAGCTTGACAAGCATGTAAATCACCCTTGATTTTAAGCTTCTCAATTACATTATCAGGAATAGATATTCCTTCTTGTAATAAGTAGCTTTCACCATCAACAGTAATAGTTTTACTGCAGTTGTTGTAAGAATCCAACTCACGTTGAATCTCAACAGCATTTTGATTACACAAGTTAGATATTGATTGTGCTTGGGACATGCTTAAACCCTTAGTAGATAAATTTCTCATTTGTTTTGTTTTTTGAGAGTTAATAAATAAATTGATTTTTAAGTTGAGTACCCCTCTGCACTCAGTTGTAATAGATTTTTTACTCATGATGACATAAACTAAACATATAAGCATGTCTCAATGAAACTATTACAACTGCCTGACCTTGGGAATCAGGAATGGTGCATTAATAAGAGCAGTTTGTCTACATGCTCAGGTATACGCAGAATTACTCACTGCCTTTCTATTGCGTACTCTCACAAGGTTGCAATCCTTGATATACATCCAACACGGAGCACCATACGCTCATTGGTAGTATACTATCCTGCTTGGATGAGAGTAAATAAATGGCTGTTTATGCTATAAACATTTAATATATAGTAATTTGTATGATAAATATTTAACAGGCTTGCAACCTGCAGTATTTAACACCCCTATATAACCATAAAAATAAAGCAAGTCTCAACAGCTAACTTGCACACCCAGTTTTCAACTGTACCTATGAATACTCAGTAGGTTGGGTTAATAAGGCTGACAGAAATTAATCTGCCAGCATAGGTGTTAGCATACATGCCCAAAATAGACAGGATATGCCAATAGACGGGAGTACATTATGCCCAAAAGACATAAGCACTCCCATAAATGTGCCTAGTAATAAGACACCAAATAGATAGTGAGCTATACTTCTCATAGCTCAATCACCATTTGCGGGAGACCATTCTTATCTAATACTCGCTTAACAGTTTTACCATTAGAGTATTTAACATACTGTACAAGGGATAGATTACCTTGATACAATTCAATCAGAGTTTTAAAAATCATAATAAGTAGATTTAGTGAGTAAATATTTTGAGGACTTGCCTGTGCTAGGTACACAGGACTTGATTGTTAATAATAATAATATTGATTGTGCTCAATATTTAAACAACTGTACAAGACACATATGGTTTCCTAGGCCATAGAGAAGGATCGCTGAATCCTTATTCTTGTAAGTAAACTGAATTCCACTTCAGTCAGCTGTATTCTCCCAAGTGGAATCTTGTGAAGGAGAATAGATAATCATATAACATGAGACTAATAAGTTCTCATGATAATGATAGTTTAAATTAAACTCACATAGCTTTATCAATACTATGTGTAAAATACCTGATTTTTAAGTCTGCACTAACTTTGGATTCATATCACTGCAAATGATATGTCAGTACTATACTCTCTTTGCAGGAGAAATATAGAACCCAATAGTAGCCCCACAGGTTTGTCACTGTTTACTAACAGTAATGAACTTTGCTTGACATCAACAACCCCCTCAAGTATTGCTACTTGTATGTAAACCGCATAGAGTGCAAAGGTTAAAAACTCCCCCTCGGTTATTTACAGTTGATGTACTAATAATTAAAGATTATCCTTACAGATAATGCTATCAAGGTCACTATATGTACCTTGATAAACATTACCATGTAAAGATTCAACTTTAATGCTGTCTTCAGACACTTCAAGAAAGTATTCAGTCTTGATGTGCTGAGAGGCTTTCCCGGGAGTTTCTTTCTTTACAATAACATGTAATACAACATGTATAAGTACGCAGAAAGAAACAGCTCCAAGTATAAAGCCTATAAGGAATGAATCTCTATTACTCATGGTGCAAGAGAATAATCAGGTACAGGTGCATCAGTTAGAACAACTACTAATCCTACCGCAGGATGTGTGTATCTATTAACTTCCCGGAAGCCTTGTTTCTCTTGCTCTAGTATAAGAGCTTCAATAGAAGTATTAAGCTGTAAAGCATAATCTTCTGTAATGGTAATTCTATTAACAGAATTCATATATGTGTGTTTAGTTGGTTACTAAGGTTTAGCTATATAAAATCTATATAATACTAAAGTATTATAATACAATAATACAAGATAAGTAGAAGGTATAAAGTAGTAAGTAGTGATAATATACATAACATACAGATATATACATACTTATTTCCGCATTTTGTAACTATCTGATTATCAATACTAAAGTCTACTTGCTACACACGGTGGAGACAAAAGATTTTAATCAAAAAGTTAGAAACCTGAAACCTGATACATGCAAGTAGCAAGTATATTTCCCTATACTTTGAGCCTATTAACTGTAAAATTTAAAACACAATGTTTAAAATAACTACATATTACTTGTATGTTTCTTGTATTAGCACTCTATAAAGAGTGCAATAGCAAACTATGTTACGGGCTAGAAGAAAGAGGGTTATGTTTCAGGTTTGAAAAAATAAAAGAGTAACCACGTTAGTGGCTACTCTTATTATTTTGCTAAGGCTACTTGTTAGTCTTAGCTGTTTTGGGAGCTGTTGTTTCAACAGTTTCCAAATTTGCTTCTTCAGAAGCATCTGCAGTGAAGTCCTCTTCACTATCATCTTCTTCATCAAGCAAGCTTGATGCAGATGATGACACAGGTGTGCTATCAGCATACCTTTTTGCAGACTCGGCTGCAATTGCCTGACCTAAGTCAGCACCGAGGCTCTTGGCAACAAGAGCATCAAATTGCAGTTCTGACTTGTCTAAAGTCCAAGAACCTGCATTGTCACCCATTTGTACTTGATACAAAGGGTGCCACATATTCTTGCCCGGTAACGGGTAAGAAGTGAAATAAAGTGGAACTTTATTTCCATTACTCAGGATGAGCTTGCCATCCGGAGTAGATTTGAAAACAGGTTCGCTGTTTTTAAAGTTGTTAGCAACGTAAGATGCTAACTCAGTTGAAGTGCCACGCACTTCATAGATGGCTAAGGTTCCACCTTTGCCAACTTTTAGAAATTTTGCTTGTAAAGCCATAATTTATAAAATTTAATTGATTTATCAATTTATGTTATGGGCTAGAATAAAAGGGAAAAAAAGAAGAGTTAGAATAACTCTTCAGAAGAGTTAGAGGATGTTAATCCTCTAAGTCTTCGTTATAATGGAATGAGCCTGTCTCAATCCATTCTAGAACTTCGCCTGCATAGGCATGTTCTATACATGTACCATCTTCTAAGAAGATTGTATATGTTTCTCTCCCCTCATGTTCATCTTGAGGGGTCACTGTGCCTGTTAACAGGTATAGTGCAAAAATTAATTTTGTTAGCATAATAAAATTGATTTACTTAAAATGATTTCATTTTAAGTTAAGGGCTAGAAAGAAAGGGAAAAAAAAAGGGATAAAATCCCTTTAGAAAGGGAATCTTACTTCCCTTTCTTCTTAGCTGTGGTAGACTTGTCTAACATCAGCTCACCATATGCATATATGCAATATACAAATATGGTGTCAGGCAAAGGTGGAGTTTTACTCTTTGCATGCTTAAGCTCAACAACATAATGTTTGTTGGGCTTAAGCTTGACACCTTTGCACCTGGTCTTGTCTATAACGAAAGGCTTTATGCCTGCACTGGGATAGACAACCCAGGTTTTCTTTGAGTTTGGGTTAGCAATAACCCGAATGATAAGATTATTCATAAGATAAAATTTAATATTTTATATTATGTTCAGGGCTAGCCAGAAGAGCTGTCCTATGTCAGAGCTTGTGATGACATGACAGCTAGTGTAGCATGCACAGCATGGTACAGTCATAGAAACATTTCCTGCCAAGGAAATTTTCTTAGACAGATGGTCAGATGCAATCTGCCAGCTGGCTCAGACTGGGGGGTACCACCAGTCCGGCTAAGGGGTGGGGGCCCCTGCAGCCGGGATCCATCTCTTCCTCTAATATGAAATAATTTTGGTGCCAAGAAAAATTTTTGTATATTATAGTGTACCCATTAAACCAGATACATGGAGGTTAAAAAGATTAGTAAGAATATACATAGTATAAGTCTTACTGGAAAGACAGCAGAGGTTGCTGTGTTGTCAGACATACACTGGGATAATCCACATTGTGATAGAAAGCTTTTAAAGAAACATCTTAATTACTGTAAGGAGAATAGTCTACCTGTTGTTATTGTAGGGGATCTATTCTGTCTTATGCAAGGGAGGGGGGATAATAGAAGGAATAAGTCAGATATACTCCCGGAACATAATAATGCATTTTACTTAGATTCAATTGTAGAGACTGCGGTAGAGTGGTTTAAACCTTATGCCGATATTATCAAGGTTATTGGTTATGGTAATCATGAGACCGGGATAATTAAGTATCAGGAGACTGATCTACTTAAGAGGTTTGTTGAGATGATGAATCTTAAGTATAATACTAATATGCAAATTGGCGGGTATGGTGGTTGGATAGTTTATACTTTGCACTATAGAAAAAACTCAGTAGCTTCATTTAAGCATAAGTACTATCATGGTTCTGGTGGTGGAGGTATTGTGACTAAAGGTGCTTTGAATCTTACCCGTGCACTAGAGATGTATGAGGATATGGATTTATTTACTATGGGTCACATACATGAGAACTCTTCTCGTAATGATGTTAGAGAGAGTTTATTAAACTATAATGGTAAATACAAGATTCAACAAAGACAGATTCATCATTGCATTACTGGGACATACAAAGAAGAGTATGGTGAAGGATCACATGGTTGGCATATAGAGAGGGGTGCTCCTCCAAAACCATTAGGTGGTAGAATAATTACTTTTTCTGTAAAAGACTCGGTTGATGAAAATGATAAAAACTATATAGAAAAAAAAGTGGATAGTAGATCTTTCCCAATTTAATTTATATATTTGTGAAGCTATATTAAGGGGTTAATACATAGCACAAAGGTCTGGAGTTGAAAGCCCGGGCCTTTGTTATTTTATTATATTTGTTCTATGGATAAGTGGAAACTATTTTGCCTGTATATATTTGCTGTATGTATAGGAGTTGCTATAGGGTATTTCATGACTGGGTGCAAGTCCTCTCAGAAATGTGATGCTTATGGTAATACAGAGTTTGGTAAATAATTTGTATATTAGTATATGAAGAAGTTTGACATGGGTAAGTATATCTTACTTATAGGTAATGATGCTACCGAGATATTTGACTATTACAAAGTCCCGGAAATGCATGGCTTAAGCAGAGCAGATGCTCAGGCTGAAGAAGTAGATAAGACTAAAGGTAATGGAGTTTACATCTATGGTCTTACTAACTATGATCCCGCTGATAAAAAACTTACAGCTAAAGCTCCCTACAAACCTTTCTTGTTTTTGAATATGGGTACTTTTAAGAAGTATTCTACTACAGAGAAAGCCACAGCTGTTATGCATGAAACTATGCATATGAGTATTTTGTTAAATAATTGGAATATCAAAGATAAAGAAGAAGAAGTTATTACCTTTGCTGAAGAAGAAGCAAACAAGATAATTGAAAAGCTAGGTTTTAGTTCTAAAGAACAACCAAAGAAAAACTTCTTTAAAAAATAATGGCATATATTGAACACAACTTTTTTCCTCTCAAAGTATTTGTTAGGAATGAATACATGTACCAAGGAGAAAAGGGTCATGGAGAATTTACCCCGGGGGTAATTATATCTGTAAGATGTCTACCGGGACAAGCTGCATTGTTCCAAGTACTGTTAGAGAATGGAGTACTTAGAGATAAACTACCAAGTCATGCATTACTGACAGAACCAGAATTACCAGAACCAGATCTACCCTTTCATTATTTACAGATATGGAACTGCTTCTCATATAACTTTACAATAATACATCTATCGTATCTTTATGATACTCCTGTAGAAGTTTATATGAAGGATAGAAAGTTTTATCCTGGTAAATACTATGCTACAATAAACTGGGGTAGTGGAGATATTAACACTGACATATCTTTAGCTGAAGATCCATTAGAGCATAAGAGTCATCACATTATTTTACTTGACAATGGGCAGATAGCTTTGCAACCAAATAATAGAATCAAATGGTCTGAGCCTAGCTTTGTTACTAAACCATTCCCTGAAAAACCAGATTATTTGGTTAATAAAGATTACTATAACTGCGAGGGGTTTGATAAGTGGCACACAGAAGATTCAGATAGAATGTTCTATGATAACGAATAATTTATTACATTTGCATATGACAGAAAAATCAATAATGCTTTCTATTGTAGAAACCGAAGAAGGAATGGAAATCCACATAAATGAAAAAGCTTATGGTAATTTTGGCTTAGTAGGTTTAATAGAACAAATTAAGTTATCTTTACTATCAGATACAGAAATTAAACCAGAAAAAAAAGAAACCTCTGTATCTACACCTGTAATTACAATAGGTCAAAAATATGATGCGTAATAAATAAAACCAATATAATGAAAAGTCTAAGAGGAAAAAGAATTTTGGTAACAATACCAGAAATTAAAAAATCACCGGTTGAATTATCTGCTAAAGATGAAGAAGCAATCATGCAAGAAGCAATGAAGAAATGGCAAAAGCTTGAAATCTTTGCCGTAGGTGATGAAGTAGCTGATTTAAAAGCAGGTGATAAAGTTTATATTCAATCATATGCTTTAGAAACTGGAGAAAAAATAGAGATCGATGGAAAAATAAAAATACTTGTTCCAGATAATTCTATAGCAATAGTATGGTAAATTATACAGAAGAGTCAGAAAACTTGTACAATACCCAAATGTACAGAAAGTATAATACAATAAATTCTATTGAAAAACCTATTGATGATAGAATATTGGATTATAATAGACCTAAGTATTATGGTGGGGCCGGAAATACTTATGAAGTATTTAATGTACTAGAAGCCTGGGAACTAGATAAAGACTTTTATCTAGGCAATGTTATGAAGTACTTAGCGCGAGCTGGTAAAAAAACTTCTAACAAAAAAGAAGATTTACAAAAAGCTTTAGTATATTTACAAAGAAGGATTGATAAATTATAAGTCATGAAAATAATTGCAATTATAATTATGTTCGTTGTTATTGCCATGTTTTGGGCAATAGCACACATCTTATATAAGCCTGTGTATGATAAAATATCACAGCAGTATGTTATTAATGAAGATGATTTTAAACTTGCAAATATTTGTATTACAATTATGTTGGCTCTTGCACTAGCAATCGGCTTACTACTATAGTCTGTGTTTCTTTCCTTGTTTCTAGCAATACAGCAAAATGATCCCCGGTTGCAAAACTGGGGATTTTTTTGTATATTATACTATGACAGAATTTGTAGAACAAGGCCAAGTCAGCGTAACTGGTACAATACTTTGTACTGGCACAACTGGTCTAGCATTAACTAAAGTTGTTAATTTAAGATTTTATAATCCACTAGGTTATGTTTTAAGATTAGAAAGATATAACGCACTTAGCTCTACAACAGAAGTAATATACGAGTTAGGACTATCACCTGGTGATGCTGTTACAGATTCATTAGCATATGCATTAAATCAAGGAGATCGATTGATAGCATATTCAGATATATTAGGAACAACTTATTATGTATATGGTATAGATTATGCAAGTAGTTGACAAAAATGGAAATGTATTTGGTGGTGGATTACAAGTAAATGGTCCAGATGGAAAACCAAAAACTACTGGTGGAGGTGGGGGAGGTGCTCCTTCAGGTCCAGCTGGTGGGGATCTTTCTGGTACCTATCCTAATCCTTCTGTTATATGGAACAATGGTTTGCCCACATATGACTTACAGTATTATCCATTAAGTTTAAATCCAGCAGGATATCTTACAAGTGCAGCTCTGTCAGGTTATTTAACTGCAGCTACTGCCGCAAGTACATATTATCCACTTACAAATCCTAATGGATTTATCTCAGGTATAACAGGATCAGATGTTGTTACTGCGTTGGGTTTTACTCCTTATGATAGTAGTAATCCTGCAGGATATTTAAATTCTATATCAGGATCAATGGTCATAGGTGCACTTGGATATCTTCCTTATGATGCAGCAAATCCAGCTGGATATATTGATTCTTCAGCATTAGGACCTTATCTTACAGCAGCAACAGCAGCTAGTACTTATCAACCAACACTTAGTTTAACTACTACAGGTACATCAGGTGTAGCTACTCTAACTGGTGCTACTTTAAATATTCCTAATTATGGAAGTAGTGGTGGAACACCAATTAATATACAAACATTTACATCAAGTGGAGTATGGACTAAGCCTGCAAATGCAAAACAAGTAGAAGTATTTTTATTTGGTGCAGGTGGTGGAGGAGGTGCCGGTAGAAGAGGTGCACCAACAACAGGAAGATATGGGGGTGGTGGAGCAGCCACTGGTTCTGTTGTAATTAATAAAATGGATGCTTCAATATTATCTGATACAGAAAATATTTGGATAGGTATTGGGGGCAATGGTGCCAATGTTGTTACTGTAGATAATACAAATGGTTTAGCAGGTAGTGTTGGTGGAACTTCATATATAGGTGGAACTGGAAATGCTGCAACAGCTAAGATAATAGCTCCAGGTGGTGGAAGCGGTTTTGGTGGAACCAATACTGCAAATGGTAGTGGTTCATCAGCAGCTCAATTAATTTATGGTGTTTATGGTTTTAATACTTATGGAACAGGTACACTTTCAGCAAATGCTTTTACAACTACTAACCAAGTTAATGTTAGACCAATTACCGGTGGAGTATATGGCGGTGGGATAGATACAGCAAATAACAGATACTCAGGCTCATCTATACAAAATAGAAAAATGAATTTAGCTTCATTGTTTTATACTACAAGTGGTGGAGTAGCAGCAGGTGCTGTTGGTGCAAACGGTACATTTTCATTAACAGATGCTAACTTTCCAGTATTATCATCAGGTGGTGCAGGTGGAGCATCAGGAGATGCAGCAGGAACAATAGCTGGGGGAAGAGGTGGTGATGGTGGTATATGTGCTGGAGGTGGGGGTGGAGGAGCATCTACAAATGGTGCAGCATCTGGAGCTGGTGGGACTGGAGGTAATGGTTATTGTATAATTGTAACATATTTCTAATGATACGCGTAGCAATAATAGTAGATAATATTGTAGAAAATATAATTGTAATTGAGCAGGATAATATATACATGTTATCTGAAATAATCTATATCATTTCTGATACATTAGAAATTGGAGATATTATAGATTAATTTATTTGTTATCTAAATAATTTTTTGTATATTATAGTATATTTAACTAATCAAAAAATACCATGGACATTTTAAATTTTATATACTGGTTACGAAGTAGACGTGTAGTAACTTCTGTTGATCCTACTAAAACCTTAATACCAATCGGTATTAAAGATGATCAAAGAGATGATGATTTTTTAGCTGCAGGTATATCTGTTCAAAATTTTATAACTCAAGTTGGTCAAGGAGCTGTAGGTCCACAAGGACCCGCTGGACCTCAAGGAGCACAAGGTATCCAAGGTGTAACTGGAGTTCAGGGAGCTAATGGAGCACAGGGACCTGTTGGTCCACAGGGTGCGCAAGGACTTCAAGGGCCTCAAGGATTAATAGGACCTCAAGGATTAACTGGAGCAACGGGAGCATCAGGAGTCCAAGGGGTTGCAGGTCCTCAAGGAATCCAAGGTCCAGCAGGTGCTGTTGGTCCAGCTGGATTAAATTGGCAAGGTTCATGGGTATCTGGTGGATCATATGTAGTTGATGATGCAGTAGCTTATGGTGGTGCATCGTATTTTTGTATTAATGCAACAGCAGGAACATTAACTCCTGATTTAGATTCTACTAATTGGGCTTTACTTGCATCTCAAGGTGCACAAGGTCCACAAGGAAATCAAGGTATACAAGGACCTATAGGTTTAACTGGCCCTCAAGGACCTATTGGTCTTACAGGAGCTCAAGGTATTCAGGGTATTACAGGTGCCACAGGCTCTGCGGGTCCAGTCGGTCCAACAGGAGCTACAGGTTTACAAGGTCCAATTGGATTAACAGGACCTGCCGGACCTCAAGGAATTCAAGGAGTTGCGGGACCTCAAGGGGCAACAGGTGCTCAAGGGCCTCAAGGACCAGTAGGACCAGCAGGTTTAAACTGGCAAGGTAACTGGGTTTCTATGGCTACATATGCATTAAATGATGCAGTAGCATTTGGAGGTTCTACATATTTTTGTACAAATCCTGCAGGTGTAACATCTGCAAGTGACCCAGCTTCAGATCCAGGTAACTGGGCATTACTAACATCAATAGGTGCTACAGGTCCAGCAGGACCAGCTGGAGCAGCCGGAGCTACAGGACTACAAGGAATTGCTGGACCTGTTGGTGCTACCGGTCCTGTTGGTGCTACTGGAGCTAGTGGCGCGACAGGTGCTACTGGCCCACAAGGTCCTACAGGAGCAACGGGTCCACAGGGTCCAATCGGACCTGCAGGATTAACTTGGCAAGGACTTTGGGATCCATCCGCAACTTATGCACAAAATGATGCTGTTTCTTTTGGTGGAGCATCTTATTTCTGTTATAATCCTGCAGGTGCAGGTCCATCTTTTTTAGATCCTCCATCTGATCCAGGAAATTGGGCACTATTAGCTGCTGTAGGAGCAACAGGTCCTGCCGGAGCTGCTGGGGCAACAGGAGCAACTGGTGCACCTGGTGCAGTAGGACCACAAGGTCTTGTAGGTCCCGTAGGACCTGCGGGTGCAACTGGTCCAATTGGTCCTCAAGGTCCAGCTGGTCCATCAGGTATTGCAACTCTAACTACAACTGGTACAACTGGTGTTGCAACTTTAGTAGGTTCAACTTTAAATGTACCTAACTACAGTTTACCACCGCAGTTTGAATATGATAATAGTAATAGAACTGTATGGTGTAATGGGACGGGTAATATTTCAAGTAATACACAGTTTGGAGAGGGTGCATTATCAAATATATCAAGTGGAACTAGTAATTCAGCTTTTGGACAGAGTGCATTAGCATTTGTTTCAACTGGAACTAATAATTCAGCTTTTGGTGAAGGTGCTTTAGGAACTCTTTCGACTGGCACATCCAATGTTGCTATGGGTAGATATGCCTTAAGAAGTACTACCAATGGTGGTTATAATACTGCTGTAGGAACTTTTGCTTTAAGTAATAATAATACTGGTTCAAATAATACAGCATTTGGTTATCAAACCTTATCTGGTAGTGCAACAGGTAGTAATAACGTAGCTATGGGTTCAGGTTCAGTATTAAATTCAGCATCATTAAGTGGATCATATAATATTGTAATTGGTAATGCAAGTTACCAAAATCTTACAACTGGAAATAACAACACAAGCGTTGGACATTTGGCAGGTCAAAATATGACAACTGGAGCCAATAACACATCTTTAGGATATAATACATTAGCTAATAATATTACAGGTTTAAAGAATACTGCAATTGGAGGTAGATCAATGGCTTCTGCAACAGGATCTAATAACACAGCAATTGGTTCTGATACTGATACTGGTGCATTTAATAACTGTATTGTAATTGGACAAGGTGCTACAGCTACCGGAAGTGGACAACTTGTAATTGGTAGTTTAGCAACTCCAGTAGGTCCAGTTGTACTTTCTACTGAAACACAAACACATTACTTGCCAGTAACTATAAATGGTGTAGCATATAAACTTTTATTAACCGTATAATAACCAAATAATATAATCATGGGAGCACTACCTGAATACGAAAATGTAGATAATGCACAGAGTGTAATGCCGGAGTATGGATCTCCACTTACACAAATGTGGCAATATCAAAACAGATCTGCTGATAAATTTTT